CATCAACGTTTTCTTTAAACCAGTCCAGCTTTAGGTTAGCAATAACTAAATCTTCGCGCCCTGTGCGGGCACACATCGAGCATTTAGCTTGACAATTGGATGATGGCTCTATGTGTAGTTCTTGCGTCATTCATCTTGTGCGAAATTTGTATAGCCGTTCTCTTTGCGTACTTTAAGAATACTGCCTACTCTAGCAATCAGCTCGTCTCTATGTGATACAAGCCAAATGGACTTGCTACGTTCACGCGACATCTTCTTCAATACGCTTAATGCTGCATCCACGCCTTTGCTATCTAGACCGCTGTCAATTAGTTCGTCGATAAACAGCAAGTTGATTGGTTGATATAGTGCTTCCCATACATCACGGAATGCCCAGCTCAAGCTTAGGATTAATCTGTTGCGCTCACCACGAGACAAATTGTCAAAGTCCAAGTCTCTGCCTAGTTCTGTAATCTCTACGCTTAGGTCGTTAAGGAACTTAACTTGATGAGGCAAGCCCATCTGCTCTAAGTAGTGACCCAAACGTGAGTTCAAGTGTGCTAAGTTCTGTTCTATAATGCGTTTACGGATGAAGCTGTCTTTATTTGTAAGAAGCTTATACAAAAAGTCTTGGTGATCACGCATTTGTCCGAATTCGTTTAGTTCAGTGTAATCGATTTCCTTCAACGCTTCGTTCTTCATGCTAGCAATTTGCTCAATGTATGGATCAACCTCTCCAACTTTGTTTCTAAGTTGTTCTTCCAAGTTGATAATCGAGTTGCGGTGATTGTAAGCGTCTTCTAAATCTTCGTAAAATGTTTCCGGCTTCTTGTCCTTGTAATAGCTTTTGCGAGTTTTAAGTAACCCTTCCTGCTTTTTATTATACTTTTCTAATGTCTTGTTTGCTTCGGTGATTTCTTTGTTAGTGTCTTTTAACAATTTTGTCTTACTGTCAATGGTGTCTTGGTGCTTGTCACCATGGAACGCTTGTCCACAAGTGTGACACTTCTCTTCTGCAAGTGTTTTTAAGTCAGCAGTAAGGCTATTTACTAATCGATTATTCTTCTTAACTGTTGTTTCAGCTGTGTTGATCTCATTGACACACTCTTCGATTTTTTCTCTTAGCTGGCGCCACTTGCGTCCTTCTTCATGTTGTTTAATTTCTTCTTCGACGTCCAATTCATTGAGAGTTGCTATAGCATCACGAATATCGTTAGCTTCTTGATCGTTAGTGCCAATCCAAAGTCGCTGTCTGCGCTCTAAATTGTCGATTTGCTTTTGGATACGCTTGTTAGCATCTGTGTCTGCTGTAATGCGAGCTTCAATTGCCGTGATGACACGCTTTGTTTCACGGTTTAGCTCTTTAAGATTCTCAGCTTTTTCGCTAAGCAAAGTAATACCTAGCAATTGCTCAATGATTGCACGTTGGTTCGCATTGTTAAGTGATAAGAACGGCTCTGTGTATGTGTTTAGCGCGACAATGTGCTTAAACATATCGTGAGACATGCCAAATGCAGCTTCTACAGCTTTTTGTGTCTCTCTGCTGTCGCCTTGTGCTTCGTCATCAACACTTAACTCGTCTTCGCCACAGTAAAAACGTAAAATATTCTTACGGCGCCCACGTTCAATGTGATAGACTTGTCCGTTACGTTCAAACTCACAAGTTACCATCATGTTTTTACCGTTGGACTTGTTAATCAAGTTGTCCTTTTTGATTCGCGTTAATGCTGTGCCGTATAAAGCATAGCTCAATCCGTTTAGGATTGTAGTTTTACCTACGCCATTACGAGCGCCAGCATCATCGCCACCCAAATCTAAGTTCTCGCCTAGTACTAACGTTAGTGCGTGATTGTCAAACGAGACAGCTTGTGTCACATTACCAATTGACATGAAGTTACGCATTGTTAGATTGTTAATCTTAAACATCCGCTTCTTCTTCCTCTTCTACTTTTGCTATAATCGCTTCAAGTTCCTTTAGCTTCTCAATGTGAGCAACTACAGATGAGGTTACAAAGCCGTGATTGTTTATTAGACGTTGCTTATACTGATCTCTAGTTTCGTGTTCTTCTCTTGCTATTCCCATTACAAGTCCTCGTATATCGCTAACAATATTGATTTGTCATATGTGTCGCTTTCAATATTCATAATTTCCGTTTGTACAATGTGGTCAACACTTTCGTATGATAGTTCACCCTCTGCACCAGCTTCGCTATCATCCTTTTGCGGGATCAAAGTCATCTCGCGGAGTTCGTGCTTCTCAACGTAAGTGTCTTTGATGAATGCTGCTTCTTCGTAAGTGATAGGAATGTCAATAGTTACGCGGCAATGCATGTTAGGTTGCAACAGTTTATCATCATCATTTAAGATTTCGCTTAGATTATACAAGCGATAGCGCGGACAGTTAGGCCAGTTAAAGTATCTCGGCTCCCCACCCCAGTCTAATATCATCATGCCGCGCTCATCGTCGCCTGCATCTGAATAGTTGTGAGGGAATGCGTTGCCAATGTATGTGATGTTGCCGTTTGTTTGGCGCTTGTGAAAGTGTCCACTAAAAACGTGCTCTACACTTTTGTTGAAATGCTCAGCGTTAATGTCGCCGTGGTCCGGCATCTTAATCATTGCATTCATGTAGAAGTGTGGCAGCTCAAAGTGCCCAAAGACATAACGTGTTTTGATCTTCTTAATGCGTTTATAATCATCGCCAATCAGCCAAGGCACAATTGTTACATCGTCTTGGGTAAACCAATCGTCGATGATTATAATATTTGGAATGTGTTTTGCCCAGATAGCGGACTGGATGTCTCTGCGATCTTTGTAGTACAGATCGTGGTTGCCGGGCAGGAAGTAAACTTTCTCGAAGTTGTGACTTAGCTTCTCTAGCGCAATCAGCACATAGTTCAATGTCAGTATGTTGATGTTTGAACGGTTGTGGTGGAAGTCGCCAAGAAACAGACAAGTTTCGCATTCTTCTTCGTGCGCCTTTTCTATAAACCAGTCTACAAAATTATTGCAATCTGTGTTATGCGCTATTGAGTTTGACTTGAGACCGAAGTGTATATCCGTAAACACGGCCGCTTTTTTAAATAAATTCTGAGACATATAAGTAATTATTGTTATTATTGTAGCCCCGGAAATTAAACGTCATTTCCGGGGTATAGGGCTTGGGTATTACTTAATTTGTATCAGCTGTTTTGCTCTGCGTTAAGAGCCTCCCTTTCTTTTAGCATTGCCATATCGTTCTCGTTCTGACGTGTAAAGCTTGGAGTCAAATCGTTTTGTTCCAGTATGTCATCGCGAATAACTTGATTACGCTTTTCGATGTTCAGCACTCTTGTAAACGCATTGTTTACAATAGCTGTGTAGTAAGCAAATGGATTCTGAGACTTAGCTTCATTGAACTGTAAACCTACAGTAGACAATTGTAGCAGTGCTTGACCGCGCATCTCGTCATTGTAAGTATAACCGCGCCAGTTTCCTTTTGTAGCATAACGTTCGCATAGCTTCATAAACATAAGAGCTAGCTTCTCAGTCATGTGTCCGTGCTTGTTGCTGAATTCGCCTTCAAACACACCGTCATTATATTTGCCTTTCCAGTGTGATTTACCGACTTGAATTGACTTGCCGCCAATAACACGATAATGATAAAACGGTGGAAAGTTTGTTTTGATGTGCTTCTTCTTAACTTCGCTTACTTCTTCTTCGGCTTCGTTAATTAAAGCAGATTCGACAATCTTCTTACGCTTTGGCTTAGCCTTTGATACTTTTGGCGGAGCGAATGGAATGTGCTCCCATTCAGTAACTCGAAAAATTACATCATCGTCTGCATATGATTCTGGATCAATTGCAAATTCTGCTTGCTTCACTTTCAGTTCATCTTTGATAGCTTGGTCGTAAGCCTTTTTAGCCAAACGCTTTGCTCTTGCTTCTTTAGCTAAAATGAGATTTGGTACTGTACAATCGTAAGTAATCAAATCATTAATGTCTTCGACGCCATTAGCAAAAGAAGCTTCTTTGTCGATTCGCCTTTCAGTGCTAGTTGCTCGCGGATGGGGTTCTGTTAATCCTGTAATTAAAGCATCTTGCATGATCTCCTCAACAGATTCCAAAATCATATCAAAGTCATGATCAGTTTCGGGATCTCTGTATAAGCAGTAAGTATTTTTTGATTTGTGAATTTCTAGTAGTAGGTCTTTATTGTTAAGGTAGTTATGTTTGCGTGCCATGCTGTTTCCTTTATTATTATTGTTATGCTATTTATCCTGACCGTTGCGACCGGATAATATTTTTTATTATACACGCACATAATAGCATCAGATAAATAGCATTACAAGGGAAACGGTAAAAAATATGGCAGCAAAAGACAGTTTTACAAATTTAACCAATAGCGTATTAGGCAACGTAAACGATATATTTTCTGGTGACGGTGGCAGCATAATAAACAAACTAGCAGCAGGTGATAGAAAATCTGCTATCAGCATCCTATTAGGTGGAGACACAGGCGAAGCTGGAGCGGAAGACTGGCGTGTCAGTTTAAGTTGCGCACCGCAAGCAGACTACTTATATAAAGACGAAGGAAATGCTGTACTTGCACCACTACGCGAAACAGGCGGTTGTGTTTGGCCATATACACCAAACATTACAATGACCTATAGCGCAGATTATGCAAAGGATCATCCTACTCACAGCAACTATCCAATTCACACATATAAGAATAGCCAAGTATCTACAATTGGTATCACCGGCGACTTTACAGCTCAGACTCCACAAGAAGCAAAATACCTTTTAGCTTGTATGATGTTCTTACGTGCTAGCACCAAGATGTTCTGGGGTAATGATCCAAACGCTGGACAGCCGCCACCAATTTTATACCTAAACGGTTACGGTACGCACTTCTTTCCAAATGTACCAGTCGTTGTAACAAACTATACAGCTAACTTACCCGATGACGTAGACTACATTGAAGCATATGTAACTGACACAAGAGTACAGCAGAACGAGTTTCAGTCTGAAACTAGTAAGACTGGAAAAGTATTAACTCGCATCCCAGCATCAATAAATATGGCAGTGACTGTAGAACCAGTATACAGTAGAATTAAAGTTGCAGAAGAATTTACATTTGATAAATTTGCTCGAGGCCAACTTATTGGTGGCACAGGCAGAGGCAAAGGAGGCTTTATCTAATGGCTACTCGCAAAGCAACATATAATAATGATAGCCCTTGGTCAGATACAGGATTGTATCGCTTGGGATTAGATGTAATGGATCACAGACCTATCCCTAGATTTGCAGATGACAAACTATTTGAGATTGAACCAAAGTACCACTTACGTCCAGACTTATTAGCATTTGATCTATACGGATCACCAAAACTATGGTGGGTGTTTGCTGCTAGAAATCCTAGCCAACTTAAGGACCCTCTGTTCCACTTTGTTACAGGCAACAGAATATACCTACCTAAGAGAGAAACACTTACTTCAGCACTAGGAATTTAATATGGGCATAATCGACAAAAGCCTAGACAAAGGAAGATCAAAAATCAATGCGAGACAAGAAGATCTTATCGCGCAAGCTGATACTAGTAGTATCACGCTAGTACCTGGAGATACTGCTGGTATAGAAGAAAGCATAACTGATTTTGGCTTTGATGCTCAAGGTTCTATCCCTTCATTGGACGACTTTAGTTTGACTGATGGATTTAATATCGACAATGCATTGAACATTGGCGGCGAAATCACAAAAATTAGACCCGAAGTAATTAATTTCTTTGGACAAGAATTTAACTTAGACAGCCTTAAATCTATTAACCTTGCTCAGCAATTTGGTCTTTCTGGATTGTTCGGTGCGCCTCAGGTAATCGATACTAACGTTCAACCTAAGATGAGACCTTCTAAGAACATACTACACCAATACTCAACTTACACTTACAAAATCACTCTTGGTGCTCAAACTGTTGTAGAGCACCAAGAAACAGCAGACAATACATTTACTGGCGGTGTCCCAAGATTTGGACATCTTCTTATGTCATCTGGTGGCGCTCGAAAAGTCGACGGCGAAAACAGAGATGAAATATTTGCAGAAGACTTTTACATTGAAGATTTAACTCTGCATACTCTTATGGGTACGAACCAAGCGGCAGGTGCTAATAATATTAAGATGGACTTTACAATTTTTGAACCATACTCTGTTTCATTAATCGAAAGAATGCTAGCTCTAGCTGCTAAGCTTGGATACAAGAATTATATCGATATTCCTTATATCTTTAAGATAGAGTTTATTGGATACGATGATGCTGGCAACAGCCTTGGAATCATTCCTCAAACAACTAAGTACATCCCGTTCAAATTGCTAACTATGAAATTTGAATTAAGAGGTGGACAGGGTTCTATATATGATTGCAAGGCAATGGTTCATAACCATCAGACATTAGAAGAAACTGTTTCAACCATTCCAGAAAGCGTTGAAATCGCTGCTGGTACAGTTGGCGAATTTTTTAACGGTAAGACCACTGGCGATTCAGCTAATAACACAACAGGCAGTCTAGTAGAAACTGTAAATGCATTTTATAATAAATTGATAAGTTCCACTGGACTTGATAGTAAGACAGGATCTACAGCAAGAAACACACCAGACAAAATAACCATCAACATTGATGATATGATGGCTAATAGTAAAATAAATGTTGCTAACTTAGCTAAGGTTGGTATGTACAAAGAAGGATATGCAGGTAATGTCCATATGGATCCTACAAAGCCAACCATCGGTTTTAACGCTGGAACACATATTACAGCAATCATAAAAGAAGTTATTAAAAATAGCACATTCATTGTTGACCAGTTAAATGAAGCGGAACGAGTAGACAGTGCAAATGCGCAGTTAACTCCCGAAGAACAGGATAGAGCAATTAAGAAGAAGCCCTTCATTAATTTTAAGATAACGACTAGGTACAAAATGTTAAAATACGATGAGAAGGCAAACCGCTTTGCATATGAAGCTACCTACAATGTTACACCGTATGAAGTGCGTGGACAACAATCTACAGCAATGGGTAAAACTGATATTGACAGCATCGTAAAAGAATATGATTACTTGTTCACTGGAAAAAACCAAGACATTACTGAGTTGGACATTCAATTCAATCATGCGTTTTATAATTCAATGGCTGCTAACACCGAATCCATTGGTGAAGGAACTCCAGGTGCTAATAACAGATTAGCAACAGGATTTGATTCAGGCGACCACGTTGCAGACAGAAGTGATCCACTGGGCAGAAACCCAGTTAACCATCACCCACCATCTGCGCGAGATAACATTGGGCCAGAATCAAAAGAAAATCGCAAAAAGATTAAAGCAGATGCATTTTGGAAATCAATAATGCAAGATTCGCAAGTTGACATGATAAAGGTTCAAATGTCAATATTGGGCGATCCAGCCTTTATTAAACAAGACGATATATTGTATAAGAGCTACGGCGGCGACACACAAGATGGACTTACAGAAAACGGATCCATTAAAACGGATCAAGGTGATGTATTTGTTCGTCTTAAATTTAAAGCAGCGGGCGATTTAAATCACGATACTGGATTACGATTTGATAATCAACAAATACCTGGTAGCTTGTTCAATCACTCAAGTGCATTCACAGGCTATTACAAAATAATCACAATAGTAAATAAGTTTTCAGATGGACAATTTCATCAGGAACTAAAATTACTTAGAGCAAAACAACAGGAAGAAGCAATTCTAGCGCCAGACAAAGCAGCGACTAATACTTTAGAATCATTCAATGATGGACTAGTATCAATTCCAGAATTAACCATTGATAGTTACTTAAACCCTAGTGTAGATGGATTGCTTTCCGACCCGCAGCTAGTAACTGAATTACAAGCGCAAGCTGGAACAGTTGGCCAGTTTGGATCACTAAGTGAATTTAGTCCCGACGACTTAGCAGGACAATTTGATTTAGATTTAGATAGTATTGTAGACTTAAATCAATTCCCAACAGTTGACGCAGATAAGTTTGACTTAAGTGTTAACTCATTACCTAGTATACCCAAGACAGATAGTTTATTTTAAAAATGCCATTAGATAAAAGAGTAGGACACAAGATAATAAAACATGTTAGGACCGAAGAAGCCTCAGGCGTTCGTATGGATCCTGGTCCGTTTATTGGTATTGTTAAGCACGTATTAGACCCAACCCATTCCGGCAGACTACAAGTATACTTGCCGCACTTGGGTGGCGATCCAGAAAATCCAAACAATCAAAAGATTGTCCAGTATGCATCGCCGTTTGCAGGATACTCAAACTTCCAAAAGACTCCAAACAGAAACGTCAATACTAACGTAACGTTTGAAACAGTAAGACATTCATATGGAATGTGGTTTACTCCACCAGACGTTGGAGTAAAAGTGCTTGTAGTATTTGAAGCGAGCAATGCTAACAATGGTTATTGGATTGCATGTTTACCTAATGCAGTTGAGCACAATCAGACAGGTAGTTCAGGCGGCGCTCTTGTTACAGACATAGCTAAGGACGATCAAACTGATGGTTTGATCAGTGGGTACGGCGCAAACTACGCGCCAGCAGTAGATTACAATGCTGCCCAAGTAGATGCAATAATTGATCCAAATGCGCTTGATAGATTAAAAGCGCCACACCGTGTACAGACAAAAGTATTAGCAGAGCAAGGCTTGCTTGCTGATCCAGATCGAGGCATCGACAATGCTACCAGCATACGTGAAACTCCATCTGGAGCGTTTGGTGTTACAACACCTGGACGCACATACAATGACCAAGCAACAGATGATTATTTGCAGCAAGTATCTGCAAACCCAAATGTTGATGTTACACAATTAAAAGAAGCAGTTATATATGGACGCAAAGGCGGCCACCAACTTATTATGGACGACGGCGACGCTAATGGCAACCAGCGTCGCGTTAAAATTCGTTCAGCAGCGGGTCATCAAATTATTATGGATGACACGACTGGAATGCTTTACATTTCCAACTCAACAGGAAAGGTATGGCTAGAGTTTGCTAATGATGGACAAGTGTTACTATACGCCGAATCAGACATTTCAATACGCACTGGAGGTGATTTCAACTTAAAGGCTGACGGCAACTTTAATCACGAAGTTAACGGTGATTACAATTTAAAAGTTCGTGGTAACATGAAAACTGAAGTAGATTTAAACAGGGAAGAAATTGTGACGGGCAACAAAGACATTAATATTACTGGACGTTATCACAAAACAGTAGTAGGCAGTCTACAAATTGATGCCCAAGCAAACTACAGCCTGGCAGTAGCAGAAGACATCGCTGTTGATTCAACTGCTGCAATTGGTATTAAGTCTGCAGACGATACTAACATCCAAGCTGGCGAAAACATGGGCATAATAACAGGTGGACATACTATTGTTGAAGCGGGCGACAAGAACGGACCAAACAGTGGTTGGAAGTCTGGAGAGCCATTGGCGTTCGAAGCACCCGAGATCTTATTAAACACTAGCCCACCAGGAACGCCTGGAACACCGGTTGCTGTTGTAGCACCAACAGTACCACAACCATTTCCACTTGTGGACTTAAACGACACAGTTAAGAATGGCGACATATGGCAGCACAATGCAGCGACATTGTCCACTGGACAAACAATGATGCCTAAGATTACTACGCACGAGCCATATAGTTCTCGCGTAGTTGTAACATTAGTATCAGCAACAGGAACACCTTCGAGAGGATTATAAATACAGTATGGCACTTTATTCAGGATTTAGTACAATTGGTTTACAGAACCGCTGGAAGTTAGAAGACACGGAATTAGTTAAGCGTGACATTCTAAATCACTTCCAGACACGTCGCGGCGAGCGCGTTATGAACCCAAACTTTGGATCACAGATTTGGGAGTTTGCATATGAACCCGGTACAGTTGAATTGCGCCAGGCTGTTTTAGAAGATGCTACACGTATTATCGAATCAGACCCGCGTGTAGTTGCAAAAGATATTACAGTAACCCAATTCCAATACGGCTTTCAGATTGAAATGGATTTATATTTTGTTAACAACGATGTTGCAGATGAGATGTATATTCAGTTTAATCAAGAAGCGCAGTTAATGACAAGCATTTAATGGTAATCAATATTAAACAACTTTAAATACCATTCGGGCGGCCGATATTCTCTGCGTCGTATAGGAGGGAAAATTGCATACCAGCCTAACCAAATGAATCTGCCCCGACCCTGATTTTCTTGTCTGTTCCAAACATACCCAAACCATATACGATCGTGGAAATAATTTCTAAAGTCTATAGTAATCATTTATTTTCCTGTAGAGGATAATTTTATGATGAATGTCTGTGTTGCTGCCGCGATACCACCCAAGTTCACCTTTGTACCAGCCGAACCATACGCGGTCAGTTATAAATTTTGTAAAGTCTATCTGTACCATACATAAAATCTATCTTGTTTCACAAAACCGCATGGCCGTTTAACTATCGCCTTAAATTTAAACGCAGAGTCGTAGCGCCAACGTTGGTTCCATCTTGTGTCAGCATAAACTATTATAGCGTCAGGAGAATACTGCCATCCAAATATCAGATTCTCAGTAAAAAACTCTTCCCAATCTATTTTAATTTTGTACAATATGCTATCCACAAATCATCGTAAACCCAGCATCTGTGCCAGGGTGGATTATTTCCATACCCAGGAATTCCATTAAACTTCCAGCGCCAGCGGTACAGATATTCACGTTTAACTTCTACGCCTTTTTGTTTTTGAATTCTCCGCATAACATACATACCGAAAGTAACGCGGTGGAAGAAGAATTCATTCCAATCAATTTTCAGTCTGATCATAATGTCCACCTTTAGCAGCCTCTTCAAATAACACTACTTTCCAACGAAAGCAAGGGCTCATGTCATGTCTCCATTCCCAATGGGACTTGCCGCCAAATCTATGGTACCACCAACCGTGCCAAACACGGTCTCGGATGTACTCCATAATGTCTATTTTAATCATTTAATAACCTGGGTGTATACTGAAAACCCTTCGCGGCATTGCTCTTCATCAGTTACATATTCTTCAATCGGCCAATCACGTTTTTTAATTGGAACAAGTCGTCTGCTCCAATAAAAGCTTTGATGCCAATTGCCCTTGCTATCAATAACGTTGACACATTGGTATCCGAACCAAATCCACTGCCTGGCCCATCTTTCCCAATCTATTCTTAAATGCAGCACCGTACTAGCAACTCCAAGTCTTCTTCAGCTTGTTTCTTTTGTTCTTCTGTCAGCGGCTCAATACCAAATACTTTCTGCATTACAGCATCTTGGGTAATCTCCAAGCCAGCACATCCGTCCTTAAAGTTCTGCAAAGTAAGGCCATTTGTGTATTCCACTGCTACTAACTTTGTTCTAATTTCCCAGTAACTAGGACCGTACTTTTCGCGGTTCTCTTTCTGATATTCTGGGTCGTTAAACCATTTAGTATAACGACACAAGTCAGCATCGTCATCAACAATAATCCCAGTGTATTCAGGATGATCGCTCATCCACATTCCAATCTCATGTACACGGCCGGACGTTAACTTGCGCTCTGTGCGCCAGTCTTCGTGTAGGAAAGCATCTAAGTTATTGCGATCGAAAATCTTAATCAAACGTTCTTTTGAAATCCAATGGGACCAGTTTGATGCTACAACAATATCAGCTCCGCTCATGCGTTGCCATAAGTTAAAGAAGTTAACAGCAATAGGGTCAAATGTAATGAGCTCATCAAATTCCTCAAGCTCGTTAATCTTCTTCCACCAAACATCGCCTAAGTTTTTGCGCATGTTTGAGTTTCTGCTATCAAACCACTGTCGTCCGGGCATTAACGGCCCATCTATGTCTAAAAATATTACTTTATTGCTCATGTTAATAATTCTCCATAATATCGGTACCAGTCTGGCTTCTCTGCAATACGTGTATTAATGCGTTCCAAGATTATAACTTTATCTTCTGCTGTTGCTTTCCAATCGTTGTACAAATCTTGCGGCCATTGCTCGCGTAAAAACTTACGAGCTGGATCAGGATTCATGCCGCGTCTTTTCATTTCATTAATAAGCAAAAGATAACGTTTATGTAAGTATTCACCTTTATTGTAAAAGAACTTAACGTGTCCTTTGTTAAGCGTGAACTTCTCTGGAATTGTAGTAGGATCCCAATTTGGAGATTTAAGAGAACGCTGCAAAGAAGAGCCTACCATAAAAATTTCACGGTACTCAGCAACAAGATGCTGATCAGTAAGTTCTTCTGGATCTATAATATTAATTCTAGTCATGCTGTTGTGTCCGTGTCAATTATTTTTGGTGGGTGTTTGAGTGGTGTCACTCCGAGCGGAATATACGGGCAATAATAATATCCCGCATCCGCTTTCCACGCTCCAAGCCATTTTACTTTCTGAGTTTGGTCCTCGCTTAAAATATCCATTAGCTTTTGCTGCTGTCGCAATTGTTCTTTTCTGCGCTTGTGCAAAATGATTCGCTGGTTCTGTTCTAATTTAGTTTCTGCCATCTTCTGCTTCTTGTAATCTTGCTAACCACCAGCCTTCGTTCCAATCATCACGTGGATTTTTAACGTAGAACTGGCTGTTTATATTACCCAACATGCCTAATGTAAAAGCTGGATCATCCTCTGGTTCTCTAATGTCGTTGTGAAAAGCTTCCCAACCCATTTGTCCAAAATCGTAATGTGGTTTATTCGACATCTTTTTTTAATACATCAACAATTTTTTCTTGCTCGTATAACTTTTCAGCTAATCGTATTTCAGTGTCAGTTATGTTTATGTCATCTAAATACTCTTGATGAAATTTTATACCTCTGAGAAATGCTATTACCTCTTCGTGGTCGCCATCGAAAACACTGTAATCATAATGACAGCTAACATATTGAAGCGGAAGCGGCCTCAATGAGAAAGAGTCACCGTCGTGACTTACAGTAAGTCGAAAGCCCAAATCAAATGCTGTTGACTCCATTCTTTTTAGCTCGTTGTATAGTCGCATTCCTGCCATTAGTTATATTTCCTTAATTTCTTTCCGAATGCCCAGGGGGAATTCTTTCTGCCGTCACCTAATGTCAATCGGGTTCTAGTCCAGCTTCCAGCTCTGCATCTTTCGCATGTATGATTATATCCATCACCGTGTGCTGAACAAATACTTGCCCACCAATAGCCAAACCATACACGGTCTTTAAAATATATACAGAGCAACTTATATAACGCTGAGTCGCGATACCATTTCTTAACTTCGATCTTAATCAGCATCTGTATCGTTCTTCCACTTAACATTGTTCATTGGCATTTTCATAATATGGTAAGCACGCCAATTTACTTTGCCATGTCGTCTAGCACCTGAACCTTTTGTCCCACAGCGGTTAATATGATTCCATTCGCCGCTGTTACAGTCATTGCAATTAGTGTTGTAATGTTTGTGATCGTAACAGTTAGTCCAATAATAATAGCCTAGCCAGTAATGATGTCTAAGAAATGCTTTGAAGTCTATTTTAAAGCTGCGCACTGGTTTCCTTCTTCGTTATAGTTACGCACCCTGTCTAGTTCGCAATCAACTAGTTCATTGTATGCTTGATGAGCGACTTTAATTTGCTCGCCATCTTTCCATTTAATGATGTAATATCTTGATAGTAAGTCTTCGCGAACGTTGCCGTCACTATATTCATAGTTAAGCATAAAATCGCCGCCGTCGTATTTTTCATTGAATGCTACGTTGGCTGTCTCACAGCCCGCAAGTGCGAACACTAGAAATAGTGTTATAGTTTTCATTATTCTCCGGAGTTTTTAATTTTGTCCATTAATATAAAATGTTGTGCTGCTGTTAATATTTCGGATTCTGATATGACGCCTAAGCTTGTAAGTGACTCATATAACAAATGTGCTCCTTCAATGAACACCTCTACCGAATTGAAATTGCCTTGGTGGACAATTACATTTGTAACTGTTGGATAGCGCATCTCGCTGATCTTTACTCTAAATATATCAAGCTCATTGGTAGCTGGTTCAATCATTGACTGCTTGAACATTGGAGGAATTATGATAAAGCCCATGTTATCGGCTTTACTCGTTACCCTCATTACCTTATGATACTCTATACCATCTACCATAATAGTATTTACCATTATACAGGGGTCAAAAGTCAAAGTCAATCAATGTTTACCAATTAAAACATCATATTTCTACAGTAGATAAATATGTGCTAGTATAAAGGAATAATAAAATATGCCAATTTCTACAAGACAGACAAGCTTGCTAGCAGTTGAAGACTGGTCCAAAGTGTATCAGTCTTTTAAAGATGCTGATTTTCAGAGCTATGATTTTGAAACTATCCGTAAGGCGATGATCGATTACTTACGCTTGTATTACCCAGAAGACTTCAATGATTACATTGAAAGCTCAGAATACATTGCGCTAATTGATTTGATCGCAACACTAGGACAAAACCTAGCTTACAGAAACGATCTTAACACTCGCGAAAACTTCATTGACACAGCAGAGCGCCGTGAAAGCGTTCTTAAACTTGCACGTCTAATTAGCTATGCTCCAAAGCGTAGCACCCCAGCATCTGGACTATTAAAAGTTACAGAACTAACCACAACAGAATTTTTAACTGACAGCAATGGATTAAACTTGTCTAATTCACGTGTTATCTTTAACGATAGCAACAATCCAAACTGGCAGGAACAGTTTAACATTATTCTAAACGCATCACTAACAACTAGCCAGAAAATTGGTAACCCAGGTAGCAGCACAACAATCGCTGGTATTAAGACTGAAGAGTATACTCTTAATTTAGAAACAAATACGCTCCCTATCTTCCCATATACAAACGTTGTAAATGGATTGCAAGAGCAATTTGAGATTGCATCAGTGACAACACAAGAAAACGAATTTTGGGAAGAACTTGCTCCTAAGCTAAGCCAATCGATGAACATGCTTTATCGCAATGACAACTTAGGTAACAGCAGTAACAACACTGGTTACTTCATGTACTTCAAGCAAGGTACATTGAACAATGTAGACTTTAGCATTACAGACGGCATTCCAAACCGTGTTGTAAACATTAATGTCTCTAGCATTAACCAAAGTGATGTATGGCTATACGAAGTAGCGGACGATGGCACTGAAACATTATGGGAACCAGTGCTTTCAGTTACAGGACAGAACATTGCGTTCAACTCGCTTGACAAAGACGAGCGCAACATTTACCAAGTGACAACAAACCAAGACGACAGCATTAATGTTATTTTTGGCGACGGTGTATTTGCTAACATTCCAAATGGAAACTTCCGTTTGTATTACCGTGTAAGTAACGGACGTGGATACAAGATTACTCCAAGCGAAATGCCACAAGTAACAGTTCCAGTTGATTACGTTAGCCGCTCTGGACGAATTGAAACAATTACATTGACTTGTGCTTTGGAGTACACTGTTGCAAACGCTAGCCCACAAGAAACGCTAGACAACATTAAAGAACGTGCGCCACAAGCATATTACACACAGAACAGAATGGTTAACGGAGAAGACTATAACATCTTCCCGTTTACTTCATACAATAACATTATTAAGAACAAAGCTGTTAACCGTTCAAGCTCAGGCATTAGCCGCTTCCTTGACGTAGTTGACACAACAGGTAAGTTCAGCAGCACAAATATTTTTTGCGATGATGGGTTAATTTACGAAGAAGACATTTTGAATTCAATTAACTTTGAAGCAACACAACGAAACGATATTTTGGAACTAGTACAAAACACAATTGAACCGCTTATCAACAGCAAAGAAATGGAACATTTCTACTATGATAAGTTTACACGTTACGAGTCGCCACCCGAAGGTAACAATTGGGTTCGTGCATCTGTCTCAAGCAATCAGTCTACTGGTTACTTTATCAGCGACGCCGACGCTATTGTACAGGTTGGTTCCATTGTAAGTAACACAAATAGATTCTTAACATCAGGCGCATTGATTAGAGTAGTTGCTCCAGACGGATTTATTTTCGATACTGCGAACGCATTGATTCCAGATCCTACATTGGGCGCCAGCCCTAGAGCAATCCGAGACGGCGAACGTACTAACTTTTATACTTCTATTGTAAGTGTGGTAGGTGATGGTACAGCAGCAGGCGAAGGTACACAACCTGATGGAACAGGTCCTATTACATTGTCCGACAATGTTCCGACACAAGCATATGTGTCTGAGATTATTCCATTCTTTGCTACTAACCTGTCTACAGCGATCGAGCAACAGATTATCGAGAACATTACATTGTTTACTGACTTTGCTTTACGTTATGATCAAGAATCACAAGCATGGGCTATTGTTGCTGGTGCTGACGTTGACGCGGTTAGTGAATTCTCATTGGATAATACCGGTGATACAACAGGTATGAACTTAGACGCAAGCTGGTTAATTAACTTCGTAACTGATGGACAAAGCTACACAATTACAAACCGTGGATTAGAATACATCTTTGAAAGTGTATTGCAAACACGCTTTTACTTTGACCCAGACTTAAAAGTATTTGACTCACGCACTGGTAAGACAATTAACGATCATGTTAATATTCTTCCTATTAACTCTGAGCCAGACACAGCAAACCCATTAGATAGAAATACTATCCTGTACATTTACGACACTATCGTCGACGTTGATGGATATGAAGATAACCGCAGAGTCAAAGTTACTTATTCAGATACCGACAGCGATGGAGTATTGGATAATCCAAACTTCTTTAACACTGTTGTAAGACCTGACACTGATCCAGAATTAAAAAATGTATTCTTTGAACTAAGCACAGACAGCAACAACTTTGAAATATTAGATCCAGTGGATAGCAGCACTATAGTCGTAGACGGGTCAACCCGCGCAGAAATTACAACATTAACAGCTAGCTATGATGATGGACAATTATTCTATGCTAACGAAGAAGACACATTTTGGATTTTAACTGTCTCAGGCGCAAGCCGTTCAATTGCACAGACATTTGATTATGTAGCTAAGACTGGTAGACAGGATTTGATTTTCCAATACCGTCACAATGCTCCAAACAATCGTCGTATTGATCCAAGTCCAAACAACATCATTGACTTGTTTATTTTAACACGACAGTATGAAGAAGATTATAGTAACTGGGTGTCAGACGTTACTGGTACAGTTGATGAGCCAGCAGCCCCAACCTCAGAAGAACTACGTATTGAATTTAACGATTTAAATAATTCTAAAATGGTAAGCGACACATTAATTTTTAACTCTGCTGCATTCAAGCCATTGTTTGGTGCTGAAGCAACTACAGAGTTACAAGCTACATTTAAGGTTGTTAAGAATCCAAACCTTAACATTAGCGACAGCCAAGTAAAGTCAGACTTAATTGCAGCTATTAACGATTACTTTAATATTAACAATTGGGACTTTGGTGAAACATTTTACTTTACAGAATTATCAACCTACTTGCACCAGGAGCTAGCTCCAGATGTTGCAAGCGTTATTATTGTATCTAAGGATGGATCAAATACATTTGGTTCATTATTCCAGATTAACAGCGAGCCGAACGAAATTTTAACAAGTGCGGCAACTGTAGCTGATGTAGAAATTATTTCCGCTATTACAGCGGCTCAATTGTCAGGAGCATAATAAATGCCTGTAAGAAATATTGGTCTATTACCACAAATATTTAGAACCGATCCAAACGAGAAGTTCATAAATGCTACCATTGAGCAGCTTACAAACGAGCCAAATTTAAGACGCATCGACGGTTACGTCGGTAAGAAGTTTACATCTGTAAATAAAGAAGGTGACAATTATATCGAAGAACCATCTGCTGATAGAACTAAGTATCAACTTGAGCCAGCAATCATTGTTCCAGACGCTAACGGTAACCCCGAGTTTACTGGGCATTACATTGACCTATTAAACAAGATTCGTTTCTATGGCGGCAACACTTCTGACCAAACAAGACTGTTCAGCAATGAACATTACAGCTATAACGCCCAGATTGATTACGATAAGTTTGTAAACTTTAGCCAATACTATTGGCTACCAGCTGGACCAACTGCTGTTCAAATCTCAAGCGAAGTGCTTCCAACAAACGATGACACTGTTGTAACCCGTACTGGTTCTTCTGCTACATTAGCTGAAGGTGTTGGTAACTATCAATTCTCAACTATTCCTGGGCAAGTAAACCCATTAATTATTCTTGCACGTGGCGGAACATATAACTTCCAAGTAAGCCAAGAAGGTAATCCATTCTGGCTCCAGACAGAGCCCGGCACAAGCGGCACACAAGCAACTTCACCTAACTTCTCCAGCAGAGAAATATTTGGTGTTGTAAACAACGGCGAAGATGATGGAACAGTAACATTTAATGTTCCATCAGCAGACGCACAAAGCTTCTACACAGATATGACAGACGGCGTTGACATTAACCTTGCAGCGTCTGGATTTACATACGACGATATACAAGGTAGCATATACGCTGACTTCGTTCAACAGTTCGGCGGCATTGATCAAAACGTTGACATTGAAGGTAAGACTGTACTGTT